CGGGGCGATGGAACACAAACAAAGGCGGAGATTATTTTGCTATTGGTGTTGGCGGGGCTGTTACGGGTAAGGGCGCAGATCTTTTAATCATTGATGACCCGCATTCTGAGCAGGAAGCCAAACAAGGTAACCCTGCGGTCTTTGATGGGGTGTATGAATGGTTTACATCTGGCCCCCGTCAGCGATTGCAACCCGGAGGCGCAATTATTATTGTGATGACTCGGTGGTCAAAGAGGGATTTGACAGGCCAAATCCTCAAGAATTCAGGCAAAGATGGCGTAGATCAGTGGGAAATCATCGATTTTCCGGCAATTATGCCCAATGGAAACCCTCTTTGGCCCGGATTCTGGTCTAAAACAGCCCTAGAAGCCCTGAAATCGGAGCTTCCAGTCTCTAAATGGGAAGCTCAGTACCAACAAAACCCCACATCTGAAGAAGGTGCGATTGTTAAACGGGAGCATTGGATGATTTGGGAGGAGAAACATCCTCCTAACTGTGAATACATCATCCAATCTTGGGATACTGCCTTTGAAAAGAACAACCGAGCGGACTATTCAGCTTGTACAACATGGGGTGTCTTCCAACACCCCAATAAATCTGGTGATCTAAAGCCAAACATCATCCTTCTGGACGCAATGAAAGAGCGTATGGAGTTCCCTGAACTTAAACGCAGAGCTTTAGATCTATACAAGGAGTTTGAACCAGACACGTTGATCATTGAGAAGAGAGCGGCTGGCGCTCCTTTGATCTATGAGATGCGCAAGATGGGAATTCCTATTGCAGAGTATACGCCGGGTAAAGGAAACGATAAGATATCGCGTGTAAACGCAATCTCTGCTTTGTTTGAGTCCGGCATGGTCTGGTGTCCTGATACCCGATGGGCAGAAGAAGTCATGGATGAGATGGCTTCCTTCCCAAATGGGGATCACGATGACCTTGTGGACTCAAGCAGTCAAGCCTTGATGCGGTTTCGACTCGGGGGCTTTATCTCCATCGACTCAGATGAAGAAGATGAGCCTATCAACTACCGCAGAAAAGTAAGCTATTACTAAGGAACATTATGAGTATTGAACAATCATTGAGCCAAGCCCCCATGGGTTTAAACGACCTAGAGCTTGACGACACACCAGTCCTTGAGATTGAAATAGAAAACCCTGATGGTGTGCGTTTAAACATGGACGGTACAGAAATTGATCTCATGCCAGATGAAGAAGAAGGTTTTGGCGACAACCTTGCCGAGTACATGGACGCAGGAGAACTAGAGAAAATTGCCAGTGATTTAATTGAAATGGTGGACTCAGACATCAACTCCCGTAAAGACTGGGTTGATATGTATGTCAAAGGCCTAGATGTCTTGGGAATGAAGTATGAAGAAAGAACCGAGCCTTGGTTGGGCGCTTGTGGCGTATTTTCCACCGTCCTCACCGAGGCCGCTGTACGTTTCCAGAGTGAGACTATTATTGAAACTTTTCCAGCGCAAGGGCCGGTCAAAACAGAAATTATCGGCGCAATTGACAAGCTTAAAGAGGAAGCGGCAGAGCGTGTCAAAGATGACATGAACTACAAGCTCACGGAAGGTATGCCCGAATACCGCCCTGAGCATGAAAGAATGCTGTACTCCTTAGGTCTGGCCGGAGCGGCCTTCAAGAAGGTTTACTACGATCCCTCTATGGGCCGTCAGGCATCCATCTTTATCCCAGCAGAAGATGTGATCATCCCTTATGGTTCTTCCAGTGCCATGACCTCCGAGCGTGTGACTCACATCATGCGTAAGACCAAGAACGACATCCGTAAGCTTCAAGTGTCGGGATTCTATATAGATGAGGATCTTGGCGATCCTCTACAGTTCTACACTGACGTAGAGAAGAAGAAGGCAGAAGACCAAGGCTACAACCTCTCAGATGATGACCGCTACCAGATCTATGAGATCCACGTAGACTACGACCTCCCGGGTTATGAAGATGAAGACGGGATTGCTCTTCCCTACGTCGTTACCTTAGAGCGCGGTACAAGCAAGATCTTGGCTGTCCGTCGTAACTGGGATGAGGATGATGAGCACCGTTTAAAGCGCCAGCATTTTGTCCAGTACACCTACGTACCGGGATTTGGTGCTTATGGCCTAGGTTTGATTCACCTGATTGGTGGATACGCCCGTGCAGGCACATCTTTAATCCGTCAGTTGGTAGACGCAGGTACTCTGTCCAATCTGCCCGGTGGATTAAAGACTCGTGGTCTGAGGATCAAAGACGACGACACCCCAATCAATCCCGGTGAGTTTAGGGATGTGGATGTACCAAGTGGGTCAGTCAAAGAGAACATCATGGCCCTGCCATACAAAGAACCCTCTCAGGTTCTCTTGGCTCTTTTAAACCAGATCACAGACGAAGGTCGGAGACTTGGATCAATCGCAGATATGAACATCAGCGATATGTCTGCCAACGCCCCTGTAGGTACAACTCTGGCCCTGCTTGAGAGACAACTCAAGACAATGTCTGCGGTTCAGGCTCGTGTTCATTATTCAATGAAACAAGAGTTTAAACTCCTTAAGTCAATCATCAGGGACTACACCCCAGAGTCTTATGAGTACACACCTGTTGCAGGAACGCCACAGGCTAAACGCTCCGACTACGACATGGTGGATGTCATTCCGGTCTCCGACCCGAATTCAGCCACGATGGCCCAAAGGATCATGCAGTATCAAGCTGTGATCCAGTTAGCTCAGGGTGCTCCTCAGATCTATAACCTACCCGTCCTGCACCGCCAGATGATTGAGGTTCTAGGTATCAAGAACGCAGACAAGTTAGTTCCTATTGATGATGACATGACACCCAGAGATCCCATCTCCGAGAACATGGCATTCCTTACAGGTAAGCCTACCAAGGCTTTTATCTATCAGGATCACGATGCACACATAGCTGTACATACATCCATGATGCAGGATCCCTCTGTCATGGGCCAGATGGGGCAAAACCCCATGGCTCAACAAATGCAGGCCGCAATCATGGCTCACGTAGCTGAACACATTGCGTTCCAGTACCGTTCCAAGATTGAACAACGCCTTGGAGCGACTCTTCCGAAGCCAAACATTGAAATGTCTGAGGATGTCGAAGTTCAATTGTCCAAGCTTGTTGCACAAGCGGCGGCTCAGTTGCTTCAAATTAATAAGAACCAAGCGGCCCAACAACAAGCCCAACAGCAGATGCAAGACCCCGTCATGCAGATGCAACAGGCAGAGCTTCAGATCAAACAACAAGATGCTCAAACTAAAGCCCAAAAGGTTCAGGGAGAGCTTGCCATCAAGCAGGCAGAACTGCAACTTAAGGCTCAAGATATGGCATCCAAACAAGGCGAAGACCCTGCCATGGCCGCACAGCGCCAGCAACAGGAAATTGCCATGGAAGCTATGAGACACCAAGCTGAATTAAGACAGGCTGAACAATCCCACCAGCAATCATTGGCTCACAACCAACAGACTCAGGATTTACAGGCCAAACAACAACTTCTTCAAATGCTTATTAACTCGAAGAACCAACCGAAAGGTGAATGATGAATCCTCTGCTTGAAAGTTTAAACAAGAAGCTTGATGAACACCTCAAGCAGTTGATTCAGATTGTCAGTGAGGGTGGTGCTAAATCCCACGATCACTACAAAGAACTGTGCGGCAATATCCGAGGTCTGCAAACCGCGCAGTATGAAATTGCTGACCTTGTGCGTAGAACGAAAGAGTATGAAGATGACTGACTTTGATGTTAGTGCGGTAGATCTGAGTGGAGTGCTTAACACCTCCGCAGAAGATAAAGCCAAACAAGTGCCCGATCCGGCCACTTACCACCTCCTCTGTATGCTTCCCAAAGCAGAAGAAGAGTTCAGCGAAACAGGGATCCTTAAATCTGCAACTGCGATGTATCACGAGGAGCTTCTTTCCCCCGTGTTATTTGTAGCCAAGGTTGGCCCCGATGCTTTTGCAGATAAAGCCCGATTCCCTTCTGGCCCGTCCTGTAAGGTGGGAGACTTTGTGTTAGTACGTCCTAACACGGGAACCCGCATGAAGATTCATGGTACGGAGTGGAGACTCATTAACGACGACTCGGTGCAAGCGGTGGTTCAAGACCCCCGTGGCATTCAACGTCCAACTTAAGGAGAAATCATGGCTGAAGTTGAAAAAACTGAATTTGAGTTCCCTGATGAGAAGGAAGAGAACCCCCGTAAGGGTGGTGCTGTTGTAGAACCTGAAGCTGAAATCGAGGTGGTAGACGATACCCCCGAAGAGGACAAATACAGAACACCTATGGCAGAGGCTCCTCAGGATCCTACGGAAGAAGAGTTAGCAACCTATTCAGAGAGCGTAAAGAATAGGTTTAAACACTTTACCAAGGGTTATCACGAAGAACGCAGGGCTAAAGAATCTGCTCAACGAGAAAAAGATGAGGCAATTAGATTTGCTCAATCTTTAGTTGAGGAGAACAAAAAGCTCAAAGGCTCCGTTAATCAGGGACAGACTGTTCTACTGGAGCAGGCTAAGAAAGTTATTACTGGCGAGATTGAAGAGGCCAAGCGTCTTTACAAGGAAGCCTATGAGTCTGGAGACGCAGACAAGCTATTGGATGCTCAGGAAGCACTCACTACCGCTAGGATCCGCGCAGACAAAGTAAATAATTTTAGGCCAGCCCCTTTACAGGAAGAAGAAACTCCTGTACAAATCGCACAACAGGCTCCACAGCCTGCACCCGTGGACGAAAAACTATCTGCATGGCAAGACCAAAATCGATGGTTCGGTAG